TGCGTATTTTTAATCTGACCATTGACTCCCTTTAAGGCGGTCTGAAGTTTGGTAGTATCACCGCCAATTTCGACAGTGATACCTTTGATTCTGTTTGCCATTGGCGTCTACCTCCTTAAAAAATTGCATAATAAAAGCCCGGATTCGTCCGAGCCATCAGAACTTATCAAAGTCCTCCTGCGTTGCAATGCTGTCATATTTTACAGAATCGTTTCCTTTCTCCGTCCAGATATCCATTACCATACCAATGGTCAGATAATCCAAGTCTCGGATGGAAAGGCCGATTTCTAAGCAACGCAAGAGGAACAAGGGTGTTGTCATCTCCCTGCTACTGCGTTTAAGTTTTTTTTAGAGTCAATGTCCGTGATAAGGTTCGTTCCCCAAAGAGCAAGGATCTCCGGAAGTACCTCATAGATAGAAAACATCTCAAACTGGTCTAGCCAATCATCGATGTTATCTGGGATGGTGTTGTCCGCATGATATGCCATGATATATGCCACGTTCTCGAAGATTTCCAAATCATCGATAGCGAATTCTTCTCCCTCTTCCTTACTGCCTTTATAGGAACTTTCCAACTTTGCTAAGTCCTTGAAGATATCTCGTTTGAACTTTGCACGATATAATCTTGGAACAGTGGCAGAGGAACGAAATGCGACCTCTTTGCCACCAACATTAATTACTTTCTTCAGCATAATTATTTACCTCCTGTCGAAACAGATGATGCAGAAGCGGTCTTTTCTACGGGAACATAGACTGCCTTGTACCAATCGTTGTAGGTTGCATCCGTAGTTGTATCTCCGGTTCTGCTCTTTACAAGACCATCCTCTCTAGGATCTGCTGTCAAAGACAACTTCTCAGTACCAGGTTCAATGGTATCTTCCTTTGTTTCAGATTCGATAGAAGGACGAGATGCCGTGCAGTTATACATAACATGACGAATGCACTTAGCATCACCGTCAAATTCAAAAAGCAGTGCAAACTTCTCCATCTCCGCAATCTTGGAATTTTCTACAAGAACACCATTCTTATCAAGTTCTTCCTTAAGGATGTCAGTTCTAAACCATTCCGGAATAAGAGCAATCTCTAAATCTCCGCTATAACCGTTGTTAGATACAGAACGGAAATACACGATACCATCCGCATAAAACGGAGAAGTATCACCTTCTGCATCCAAGCTAATACTTACTGCACCTGGAATTGCTCTTGGTGTTTCGTAGGAATAGCCACCATCCTCTGTCCTTGTCAGCTTTGCTGCATGGACGTTTTTAAGGTTGTATTTTACTTTATTCGCCATAATCTAAGCCTCCATTTCAAATGAATACAGGACTTCATACATTTTTTCACTCTCAATCCATGTTTCCAAACGGTCATAAAAAATGCCGTGACTGTCAAGCACGGATTCAATTTTCTGTTCTACCGACAAGTCCTTCAAATCGGTATACAGTTCTATATGAACTTCGTTTACCTTCAAATACACTCTTCCGTCAGCTGCAAAGTTATCACTGTCGGGCAAGAGATAGCAGATAAACGGTGGATCTGGACTTTCTCCCTCTGCAAAATGGTCATATGCAAAGGGAATGTCCATTTCTTTAATAATCTGTAACAGTTCTTCCATCACATACCTCCAAGTGCTCTTGCAATTTCTGTTTCCAATGTTTCAATCGCATTCTCTTCTGCCTGAGCAATGTGAGGTCTTGCAGCCACTCTTCCACCACCACGTTTTGCGTGACCGTGTTCAAGAAGATGGGCAAGCTGATATCGGTTCTTGGAATGTACCGTCAGTTCAAGTGAATTTGAAGTTTCCTTCGTTTTCTTGACTGACCAGCTCTTCGCATAGGCTCCTGTATCCTTTGGGGCAGATGCAGCGATATCTTTTCTTACTGTGTTTCCTGCCTTCCTTACAGATTTTTTTAAATCATCCGTAGCCAGATCAGCATACTCCTTGAGACCGTTCATGATTTCATCTGCAAGGTTATCAATCTTTACATTTGCCATCACTATCTCCTCACTTTCTCACATTTCAGTTTCAGGCATTTCTTCTTATAGTTCATGTGGTCAATAGAAACGATGTTATAAAGTGAGCCTTCAAATATAACTCTGTGTTTTGTAACATCAAGACCTACAAGAGCCTTACAGTATCTGACCGTAAAAGAAATATCCGAATCATCTACAATAAGACCTGCCACACTCTTTTCAGAGCCGCCTTCGCCACTTACCGTTGCAAAGCAGGTGTGATAGTCAGTCCAGTTATTCTTATGATTGCCGATGGCATCTACAACAGTT